GAGTTGGCCCTAGCATGATGGGTTTCATCTATACAAACAATATCAAATCCTGAAAAATAATTCAAATCTTTTTTAGCTAAAGATTGAAAAGTTCCAAATACAATATTAGCTTCTTCTTCAGTTTTCTTAGCAGCTGCAAATACACATTTACTTTTCCAATTAGGTTTCTTGTTTGCTCTATCTTCGTATTCGTAAAATTTTTCTTCTGTTTGTGTAACAAGGTTTATATTTGGAACAACATAAACCATTCGCTTTGCAAGTCCTTTATCAAATAAGTATTTGAATATCATAAAGGCAATAAGAGTTTTACCTCCAGAAGTTGAAATTTCTTCTGTACAAAAACTGTATTTTAAAACTCTTTTGGCAGCTTCAGTTTGATAATCTCTAGGATAAAAATCTTCTGCATCTTTAAAATAATCTTCTACCCAATCATCGAAGTCCTGGGAGTTATAATCCTTATTTGTAAAAAGTTCGTTTGCTTCTTCAATTTCTAAGGGAAAGTTATACTTATCAGCGAACTTTTTTATTTCTTGCCATAATCCAATAGGAATTCTATTATACTTATCAATAAATTTTACTTCACCATCCCAATGAGGGATTTTCTTTTTTATTATAAACCAGTTATCAACGCGCTTCGTAAAGCTATATTGAATTTGTTCTAATTCAAGAGCTGTACTATCAACAACCTGTAAAAATTTTCGATCAGCTGTTATTTTTAAACGCATTTCTTTTCTTTCCTAATTTTGATTTTCTAATATTTTCGCAATGTTCTTTTGAAAATATTATTCCCTTTCGACCTTCACTAATATGTTTTTTGTGTTCTTCTGTCTTTTTTCTACCTAAAAGTTTTTCGCTCTTTTTTCTTTTTTCTTCTTCTGATTGTATGTTTCCTCTATGGGATTCTCTTAATTTTTGAATATGTTCTTCTGAAAAAATATATGAATGCCCCGGGGTTCCATCACCCCCCTTGGTCATATTATATCCTTTTTTAGGATTTGTAGTTTCGTGTAATTTTATCCAATATTTTTCTCTTTCGGATAATTTTTCATTTAATTTTCTTAATGATTCAAATGAATAATTTTCAATAATTTCAAACTTAAAATTTTCAATTCCATATTTTCTTAAGGCATTTGAAAATGACCAATTAACTTTTCTTCTATAATGTTCTAATATACGTTTTTGTAAAGAACGAACAGTTTTTCCATAATATAATTTATTTGACGGAGATGTAGCACGATATATTATTCCACTATGCATTTAAAAACACGAAGATAAATGTAATAATTGATATAAAAAGCATTATATTTTCAATTTTTCTCCACCATTCTAATTTTGATTGAATAACATCTAACTCATTATTTAATATATTTCGAATTTGGGCAAATCCTTCAAATTGCAAATTATCTGTCGCCCCTTGAATACCAGCAGTCTTTCTTAAATATTCACTATAAAAATAATTATATCGAAAATTTGACAAAATCGATAATCCAAATAAAATAAATGGTATAAACCATAAATTAAATGGATGTATTACAAAACTTGCTAATATCAATCCTGCCAAAAAAATTTCAACTGTTAATTTGGTACTGCTCCTTTGTGCTAGAAAACTATTATAAGTTTTCAATCTATCTAAGTATTCTTTAGTAATATTCATAATATTTTAATTTAATTAATTTTCATTCTTTAGTTCCTAAAACTTGTATTTCATTTACATTTGAGGTTTGTGTTTCATCATCAAATTTAATGACAACTTCGTTATCTTTATTTTTGGATATATCTTTTATGTATTTTATTTTGGCATCATGTATTACTATTTGACCTTCGCGTAATTTACCATAATATTTCATTTTTTAAGATTATTTTTCATCAAGACAATTCATCTTTAGTTGTTTGCCCCGAATAATCATCATATTGATCTCCACCTAATCCTGAAGAAACTGATTGCCATCCAAGATTTTCATCCTCACGAGGCATTACTTTTCCACAAGTAGAACATACTAATGTATGTGGAGAAATATGGCCAGGAGCCCACATGTAATTGACATATTCGGTTTCAACGTGTTTGCATTCTTCTCGAATCAATTCGATCTCTCTTTCGTAAACTTTAATCATAGCATAACAATCTTCGATTCTTTTCTTTAGATTTCCATCTATGATTTCTTGCTCATTTATAATATGTTCTTCCATAATTATTTTCCTCTACTTATTTGTTCTATTTCAACTTTATATTTTATACCATAAATTAAATTGTCTATAGTTCCTATAGTATTATTTATAAATTTTGCGTGGTTCTCGATTTCCTCTCTCTTCTCTACTATATCTGACATCTCAGAAAGAATTTGCAGTTCCTTTGTTCTTTCATTTGGAAATCTAACTTGAGATTTAAATGAGTAATGTTGATACTTTTCAGACCATTCCTTTGTATACGCTCTACTTACCTTTTTAAATATGGAAATCAAATAATGATAATACTCTACAGCTCTTTGTCTCTCTGTATAAATATCAACCATTAGCTCGCTAACCTTAAATATGTCCTTCATTCGATCAGACATATCTTTTATTTTTCCGGTCCATTCGATGCGTTCTTTTGCAAAACGCGTTTCTAATGTTTCCTTTGGTTTATCAGGTTCTTTTGGGTCCGTTTGCACCTCAAAAGAGCTTAGAATTTGTTGAAGAGTCTCTGACATGTCTTTTAATATTCACTATATTTATTTTTCCTTTTTGGCCCTTAGGTTTTAATGGAACTTCATAATCTAAATTTGGAATTTCTTCATCAATTTCAAATTTAAATTCTAAATGAGTTTTAAGTCCTTTACCTTTCTTTTTTATTTTCCTCATTTAGTTTAAATCTTATATTTTTATCTGTCCAATTTTTTGGATCAAAGGGTTCATAACTTACAACCCATTTATGTATTTTAACTATTCTTCCTGTCCCATTACATTCTTTGCATGTTTCAGAATAAAAATCATATTCGCCTTTATGATAATCGGTCAATTCAGACCATTTAAAAACACCTGTTCCGTTACATTTTTTACAGATTAGTATTTCATATTCAGTATTAAACTCATCTCCCATGATTTTATTTTTTATTCCATGGAATTTTTCCATACCTTGGATTATCTTTTCCGGTTCTCGTCCCTTTAAGAGCTTTACTTATATTCATTTTATGTTCTTCACTTAACTTAACTCCGGTTTTTGATAAACTTATCTTTGGATTCTTAATTCCTGTTTTGGATTTAGATATTTTTTGCCTAGTTTCATTAGAATGTTTTTGACCAAACATAGGATTATTTTTTCCTTTCATTTTTTCTGAATGTTCTGGTCTTTTTTTGCCACTTAAGGGGTGTGTATGACTCTCTAACCATAATTTCCTAGAATTTGACATTTTTTGTTTTGTTTTCTCAGAATGTTTTTTATTGGAAAAAGTATCTCCACCATCACCTCCTTTGGTTAAATTATATCCATTTTTTCTTAAATAAGTTTTATCTTGCTCTATCCAATAAATCTCTCTTTCATTTAAATTTTCATAAGTAGTTTGTTCGATTACACTCCATAAAATTGAATCATTATATTTAATTAATGCTTTATGAAACAATAAATTATCATTAGAATCTCTATAATGTTTTTTAATTCTTGACTCTAATGAATTTTTTGTTTTTCCATAATATTTTTTTCCATTTGGAAATTTAGCACAATATATAATTCCTAATTTCAATGATGTATTTATTTGACTATATATCTATAATATCTAATGGATCTTTTGAAAAGAAATTTTCAAAATTTGGCATCATAATATTATTCTTTTTTAAATAAATTAATGCATCGTTTAAATCCCATTTTTTTCTATAAGGTAATCCCATTTCTTTCTTAAATTTATCCCAAAGAAAAACAGAATATCCTTCTTCTATTATTTTAAGCGATTTTTCAGTCCCGGTTTTGTCATCATCAAACCAATATCGTACAGGCAATGCTAATGGAAATGCTTTATTAGCACCTGTGCTTGCTACTGAATTTTTAAACAAAAATGAATCGAAGGGGCCTTCAAAAATTGTAATTGGTTGATTAAAATTTAATTGTAGAATTCCGAATAACTGAGAAATCATATTTATCTCATCAGCTATTTTGCCTTCAATTTTTGGTTTCCCAAGTAATTCATAAAGTTTGAATAGATTAAATGTGATGTACTTATTTAATCCATAAAACAGTCTTTTTTGGGCACCTATTATTTTTCCTGACGGTGTCAAATTAAGAATTAATAGATAATTTTTGGCACCATTGTATAGAAATCTTTGTTCATCATATTGGAATCTTTTTGTTAACCATGACCAGACAGGAGACTCTTTAACTTCGGTTAAACCAAATTTCATTTTGAGCTCCTGTCTGTCAATGGCATGTCCCTCTATGGTCTTCACATCTAATAGGAGAGATATATCATATTTCCCTCCGGATGTGGTGGTAAAATCACCTAAATTATTTGAGATATAATTGACTACATCTAATTCTAAATCAATTTTGTAATTTTTGAAGAATTGATCTACTCTCTTAAATTCTCCACAATTAAAACATTTATAATAACCCTTGTGCTTTCCTTCTAAAATAATATTTCCACGCTTCTTAAAAGAGCTTTGCATTGAGTCTCCGCAAATTGGGCACGCAAACGATATGCGATCACGATGAATTTTAATTTGTTGTTTAGGAATTATATCAGGAAAACGCTGTTTCAAAATTCCATTTAACAAGTAAATAAGTCGTTCTACATATTCCTCCTTTGATATAGTTTTATCGAAATCTATATCAAAATTTGTATTAAGATTTATGTTTACATTTTTCTCCATGCCATCGACCATAATTTCCTATGTTTGTTTTAATTCCACAAAATTCACAAGTTTTTTCTATTTTATTAATGGCGTCCCAAGCGGGTTTTCCGAACATAGGATTTTTAGCTCCCATTTTTGAAATACTAATTTTGTGTCTCGTGTTAGGATTTAGTATTTTACCTTTTGTGCTTTTTGATAATTTTATTTTTGATTCATCACTAAGTTTTTTTCCTTTTCTTTTTTCAGACCATTTTAATCTTGTTTCTTCTGAATATACGTTTGTTTTTCCTTTATTCCAAGATGGCTTTCCCTTTTTAGATAAACTCATTTTACGTTTAGATTCCTCGGAATGAACACCTCCCCAATGTATTCCACCTGATGGTGAAATATTATATCCGTTTGGAATTAACGTATTAAATCTTTCTATATAAAACAATTGGGCTCCTTCCGCTTCTTCCTTAGTATTAAATAGTTCTAAAATTTGTTTTGTAAAATTTTCTTTTCCGTATTTTTTAATAGCTTTTCTAAAGGCGACACCACTTCCCAAATAATTATCATTTAAATTATTTGAAGAGTGGTCGCCAATATATTGTTTACCATTGACAACATTAGTTGTTATGTAAACATAATGTATCAATCTTCTAAATAAATTTTAGATACAGAAGATAAACAAACAACAGTTTTTGCAGTATTAGAAAATGGATTATTTTGTTCCCATATTTCTATGAATTTTTTATAAAAAACATCAGTTGAATCGTTTGAAACTATATAAACAACACAAAGATCATCTCTTTCAGCTGATTTATAATAATTTCCAAATATACCAACACCTGATTCTGTTTTAACTACATCGCCATGTTTAAACCCCCATATAGGATATCGCTCTTCGTGAAGAGCGATATCCTCTTGTAATATTAAGGGATTCATTTTTACAGATTATTTAGAACATCGTCAAGACTTCCTTGAATTCCCTGGTCGGAGTCAAGATCCAGAAGTGTTAAATCTGGAAATTGTGTTGATTCTCCTGTTTCAA